TTCTCCGGGGAAAGCAACCTGAACACCAGCCTTGAAAGTGAAACGAACTCTTACCTCGTCTGCGTCTTCGGAATACCACAGCTTTACGATTTCTTGTTCGTCAATCAAGTCAGTTCCCATAAAGAAGTTGCTCAAAGAACCAGCGTGAATCTTGTTAGTTCCGTTCAAACCACCAACTCCGATTACTTTCATATTAGTACCGGGGTAAACCATCTCCATTGAAGTGGCAGCATCGGCAACGTAGTGAAACAAGTTAGCGTTCTTCAAGTTAACCAACATCAATTTGTAAACATCAATACCAACGAAGCAAACCAAGTCAGTTTTCTCAGCAACGGCAGCGGGAATGTTTGCATACACCTGATCCAAGATATCATCAACATTCGCAGCGGTGATTGAAGTGAAGGTAGTTGGTGCAGCGTTAGCCAATACTGGAGAAGCGGCAGCAACGATTTTGTTGAAACCATCGAAACGACTCAAGTTAGGGTTACCACTTGCGGTATCACCTTGCCACATTGCAACTTCCAAAGTTTGTGCAATAACGGCAGCCTTTTCAGCACCGATTTGCTCTTCAAAAGGAATCATAGTTGGTGAACCCGGCATAATTTGAGTTTGCATCCACTTTGCTTCCAATGTCTTTGGGCAAAGAGTTTCTTCAACTTTTACAGCACCAACGGTGATGTTACGCTGAGTGAAGGTTGTTGTACCACTTGGCACAAAGCCACAACCGTCTGCCTGAAAGAAAACTGTTGAAGCAAGGATGTTCAAAGCAGATGCAGATTTTACACCTACCTGAACTTGGTTAGAAGATTGCAACAAGGTTGCAGTTTTGCTCCCGAAAAGAGCCTTAACCAACAAATCAGTTGATTGTTCGTTGGTGTAATTTGCGAGTGATCCTACAGAGAATGACATAGTTTTATTTGTTTATTGCGTTTTTGAATTTTTTAAGTGCTTCAAACTGATCGTTTTTCTTGTTTGAAACGGGAGTTTTGATTGGGGTTTCGCTTGGTAAGTCAGCAACTTTCTCAATCAAGTCAATTGCTTTGCTCATTGCTTCCTTGTGCTGGTTGTTAGATGCAGACAAAGCCACAACTTTTGCAGACAATTCAGCGATTGCACTTTCCAACTTTGATACAACATCATTGAAATGAGATACGGTTGCAAACTCTTCTTTGGCTTCAACTTCGATTTCGATTTCGGGTTCAACGATTTCAGTAACGATACCGTCAACAGTTGTGACCAACAAACCACCTTCAACTTCGTGAGTTGCATCAGGTGCTGGAATTGAACCTTCAGCAGTTTGAACGAAGATGGCAGTTCCTACAACCAATTCACCTTCCCATTCAACGATTGTTCCATCAGTCAAGGTGGCAGTTGCCATCTCAACTTTGATTTCTTCTTCGGAGAATCCCAACATCGTGCGGATTTCCTTGAGTGTTTCTTTTGCGTTCATTTTGATATAAATTAGATTTTGTTTTTACTTGTTGCAATTTTACTTTCCATTCCACCTTGAGAGAATCTCTTTCATCTGCTCAATGAGTTGTTCTTCTTTATCTTCGGGGAAATCAAAAACACCTTCCACCGAGAATCCTTTGAACTCACCTGATTTGACTTTTGACCACACATCATCATTGTCAATGAGATAAGATACAAACCAACTTCCATCGGCAACCTCTTCAAATCCCTTTGGTGGCATCACACCTCTCTCACGATCTATGATGTATGATTCAAACAAGCTCACGCCATTCATTATGGGTGTTTTGTGGTGTGCGTTCACCGAGTTATACTGGTTTGACCTCGCCCATTTCTTTGCAATCTTGAAGATAGATTCCTTGTCAAAAACCACATAGTATTCACCACGAATGTCATCTCTGCGATAGATGGGTAAATCGGCAATCATCGCAGCACCAGTCACGATTCTTTTTTCCTCATCTTGAATGGCAAATTTACTCGCTGACAATTTGCGTTCTGTCCAACGAAGCATCTCTTCACCACCCCACAACAAATACGAGATTGTCCCACAAGCGGTAGTATCATTTTCATCGTAGTACTCTTTCGCTCTTGATAGGTATGAATAGATTCGTTGAACGGTGTCATCGCTTATCGGTTCACCTTGTGCAAGTTGTTGACCTCTCACCTTGCCGACTTGCGTTGCACACTTGTTGCCGTTCTCCTCGTTCAACCGGATACCTCTTTCGGCATTTGCTTTCGCACCTTCAGGATAATCCGTGTAACTCTCAAATTCACTAAATGCGAGAAAATCCTTTTGAATGGCTGCATTTTCAACAAGCGAAACAAAGTCAATGCCTGTTTCCTCATCAAATTCGTTGATGTCTAATTTGTAAACTGGTAGTTTCATCTTATTCAAATAGCGTTATTGTGTAACAGATACCTTTTTCAACGATGCAACCCGACCTTGTGTGCGTGATATGTCTCCCTCGGTCACATAAACCCTCTGTTCAAATCCGCTTACTTGTGGCAATGTGGATGAGATTTGTGGTGCTGCCATCTGTGGCATACCTCCTCCGCTTGATTGCATTCCAGTTGGTGCTGATGGCTGACCACCTTTGAGGATGTCTCTCGCTCTTTTGGCATTATTCAAAATGGTTGCTGCTAATCCAATGTATTTTGCAATACCAGCAAGACCACCCGTAGCCAAGTTGTCAGGTGACGCTGGTGAACTCGTTGTAGTCATTGCGTTTGAAATACTCATTGCCGTATTTGCTGCAATTGTCCCCAACGCCAATGCTTTACCCGCTGCTGTTTGTTCCCCTACCAATGATCCAATTGCATTTGCCAAATCAATTGATGCTTTGAAAAGGTCTTGTTTAGATTGTTGTACGGCTTTTTCAGCGTTAATTCTTTTGTTTGAACTATCAAGAGCAATGGCAGCTACAACCTCGCCTTCTTTCTTTTTGTTGGCAATGAATTCATCACTTGCTTTCTTGTCGGCTTCGGCTTGTTGCTTGTCAAAGTTTAATTTTGCAGTTGCCGTGTCGTTTTGATATTTGGCTTTGATTAATCGTAGGGCTTCTTCGTTCCCTTCCGCTTCTTTCAATTGCTGCCAATAGGCATCACGCAACGCTAATTGCTCGTTTTGATACTTAATCTTGATCTCCTCTTGCTCGGTCTTGGCTTGTGCCAATCTCCTCTCCCTTTCGGATTCAACAAACCCTTGTTGGGCTTCAGCAATTTGGTCATTTTTTAATTTCTCCGCTGCCTTTGCTTCGTCTTCTTCTTTCTTTTTCTCGGCTTTCTTCTTGTCTCTTTCCGCTTGTCTGTCTTTTGCTGCTTGATCGTTTGCATCCTTTTGTGTTTTGGCTTGTTCTTTTTGAAAGTTCTGTTCTTCAATTGCCAATACTGCCAATGCGTTTTTGGTATCCAGAATAATCTTGCCCCACTCTTTTTCCGTGTTCTTACCGTAGTTTGCACGAGCTTGTGCAAGGTCATTCTCTAACTTTTGTCGTTGCTTGTTAAACACACCAACTTCATCTCCTCTTGCTTTCAACAATGCAATCTCTCTGTCAAGTTGCTCATTGGCTTTGTCTGTTGTCTTATTCAACTTTGCCAATGCTCTGTCTTGTGCAGATGTGATGCCTACCCAATCCGTAAATTGTTGCACCAACCCACCGACAAACTTTGCCATTGCACCGAGACCGGGTATCAATGACATCACGGCTTTCTTGAGTGAATCAAAGTTCGTGATCACCAATGTCAACACAATACCAATTCCACCCAATGCAAGAGTTGAAATCCTGCCCAATGATTGGAATGCTTTGGTTACACCACCACGAATGTCTCCAGCAATAGCCATAAACTTTTGCTGAACCGCACCAAGTCCCTCAAGACCTTCAGCCAAAGCCATTGCCCCTTGAAGTTTGACCATTGTCTTCTCAAGTTCCTCCGACTGATTTCCAAACAAAGCCATCGCCCCTTGTGCTGCTTGAAATCCACGAGCAACTCCAGAAACAACCGTATTGATTTTGGCGAAGTTATCAGGGTTTACCGCCTTAACACGATCATTAAAATCCTCCATCCTATCACGAGCAGCAGCAAGAGCCTTCTCCGCTCTTTGGGCTTCGGGTGAGAATTCGCCAAACTGCATCACGGCTTGTTGTGCTGCGACTGTCAGTTCTCGGATTTCTGCCTTCATTGATTTGAAGTCAGGTTTGTTGACGGTTAAGTCAATACTTGCGTTTAATGCCATTATTTTTCTGCTATTATAAAGTAATCCACGCCATCCGTTTCAAAGATGTGTGATGCCCAATGTTGATTAATATCCGCACCGTCAATCTTTGCCGTTCCAGTTGTATCAACGGTGATGGTATGTGCGGAAGTTAATTTTTTCACTACAAATTGTTTCCCGCTTAAACCCGTTGGATCAGGCAAGGTGATTGTTTTGCTTCCACTTGTGGTATCAACCAAAAACAATCTATCATCTTTTGTTGCCGTTGTGTTTGCCGTTACCGTCTTGACTGAACCACCACTCAAAAAGGATGGATACATCTCGTAATTGCCAATATAGAGTGTGTTCGATTTGGTAGGTTGAAAATCATTTGAAACAATAACCACCGAACCATCAACCCCATCAGGATAGTGAATGTCGGTTGAGCCAAATCCACTATTGTTGATTCCGTTTCCGCTGAAGTTCTCACCAACAAAGATTCCACTTCCTTCACTTGTTCCAACTCCAACTCCGCTGATGCCGGGTTTGATGGGGAATTTACCACCAGGATACACATCACCATAAATGTCAGTATGTGCGCCTTGTGCAGTTCCAGCACCCATCTTTTTAACGGTGATTGTTGCGGGTGGTATAAATTGAGCCAACAAGAATTCACACAAGTAAACTCCTTCATCCGTTGGATTGTAGTTTTCAACCTTGTTCAATCTCCAGTATTGTCCTTCAAAAAAATACAGATTCTTGAATTGTAGGTTGTACCAATCGGAAGGAGTTAATCTAAAGTATGCCCGAACTATTTTGGAGTTCTTGTTGGTGATCTCTTGAATAAATCTGTAATAGTAAGTATTGACAAGATTCGCATTGGTGTAATTGTACCCAGCACCGATACCAACTTCTCTCGGCATCCCAAACAAAAGGTCAATCGTAGGGTTTGAAAGTGAATCATAATGGATTGTCAATGGAATTGATGTCTTGACTTGCGATGTTTGGATGGAAATTGTCCCCATAAAGGAGATAATAAATCTGCAACTTACACCACTCACCAATCCACCGTAGTACAAAACCCTCAAATCACCATCCTCTTTGCCTTCAACAGAGGATAACACAAGGTTCTTTTGTCCGATGTCGTAGTTCTTTATTTGCGTAGGTACAAAAACGATGTCTATTTTCTTCTCACTTTTGACAAAATCATTGTCTATTTGTAATGTTCTTTGTCCGTATGTGGTTTGATAGTTCTCTTGGTATGTGATATTCCCATCATCCTTGCCTTGCTTGTAACTGAACACATAAGGATTTGCATCCAATTCACCCATTGGAACGATTTCCACGGGTTGTGAATAATCCAATTTGTCTGTCCAATCCAATTGACTGCCGTTGTAGAACTCATCACGAGGAACACATCGTAGAATCTTGGGTTGATTTTTGTCAGGTTCAATGTATAAGTTGAACATCTTCACAAATGACATCAACAATTCGCTTTGCTTTACCTCGGTATTGAAGAAGATTCCGAAATCCACGGTTTCCCCATACTGGAAGGTATAAGCGGTGATGTCATTCTCAACGGTTGAACCGACATTGAGAATCATTGTGAAATCCGAATTGGTTAATGTGTACTGATCAGCCCAATCATATATTTGTGCCAACTTAAAAGTCACAACATCGGTAGTTGAAAGTGCGACATTGGCAAAAGCATACTCCAACAAAGTGGGCATTGCCGATGGTTGAACCGAAATGTATTTTGTTGACCTCAAAACTCCGTTCACATACATCCCAATATTGATGTCTATCTCCGCTTGTAATACTGGGCGGTATGACGGATCAAGCGTTAAGGTCATACCCAATCCCAAGAAGAAGGAATAAGTTCCACCAACGGGAACAGTATAAGCACCCGTAGTTGGGTTATAATTACCACCATTGTCAAAAGCCCCACCGCTTGTATCGTTGTTGAATATCAGCGTAGTTCCCAAAGGCAATGATTGTGGTGTTGTCAAACGACTTGCCAAAAACAATCGGTTTGTCAATTGCGTAGATGATGCAATCAGTCCGTTTGGTGGTGGCACAATCAACCTCTTGAATCGGTCAGTATTAAAAAAGGAATCGTTCGTGTATGAGTAACCAGCACCCGTGAAGATTTTGTCAATGATGGTCTTTGCGTAAAGACAAGGTGTAAGTTCGTTGTACTGCCAATATGCAATGTTTCTCACATGCCCTTTGTCAATCATCGAATACACATACCCATCACCATAAGCAAAAGCCTGTGAGCTTCCGTTCTTGATAATGCTTGTGTCCCACGAATTGAAGATGTTGCCTGAAGACAAGGAATGATTGTACTCCGAGAAATCCAAAGCATTTAGTTTGCGTTCTGCAATGGTGGTGAATAGGTCAGCAGTTTGTCCGTGAATACTGCATTCGTAAACGATTGCCGTGCTATCTGTGACATTGATTTGAATCAAGCGGATGAATCCCCTCAACTGCTCAATCTCATCCAACAGAACGACTGCTGATGCTTTTTTATTTGGGTTGAAATCAGGTGCAAATTGTGTGGATGTCCTAACCGTGTGTTCAACCTCAAAGATGTGGGAGAATAGTTTGTTGTTTTGTGCCGTGCCGGGGATGGTGATTGTCTTTGTCCACTCCGATGATCGTGATTGTGGTTCACGAATGTCGGCAATTGCCTTGTTAATTGAGATGTCAAAATCAGCAGACAAATCAACTGGTGTGTTGTTGACCAATAGCCTGATCATATCCTTTGCGATTTGTCAGCGAATGAAAGAGTGATGTCAAGTTCCAAGTTGAACATCCTATCTTGTACCGTCTTCTTCTGCTCGTAGTTGGCGTTATCAATGTTGACCGCATACAAAGTTCCGTCATACATATACACCACCGGAGATTCAATCAGGTCTTTCAGCCAAACGGATTCCGTATCGTTTATCCAGTTACTGAACAGTTTAATTTTTTGGCTTGTCTCTGTGTGATAGTTTGTGCGAGTTCTTGCCGATGTTTGATATCCGTAACTTGCACCGAGTGTGTATGGGTTCTGTTGAAATTGCTTTCGTGTGACTTCAAAGTTGTCTCTTCTCACCATATTAAAACGGAAGGATTCAAATCCTCCTAAACGGTTCATAAAGAAGATATCAGTTGTTTCGTACTTGCTGCACTCGTCCTTTATGTTGAATCGGTATGTCTCGGATTTGGAAGTACCTCCAGCCTTCAACACCACATCAAAGAATGTCGCTGCACCGGGTATTGTCAATTGACTTCCAACGGGGATTCTCACGACCTTTGAAGATGGCAAAGAGAATGTTTGTGTGGATGTATCGGAGTAAGTAATCAAAACGCTTGTAGCATCTCCCTTCAAACAATAGAGCCAATCCTTTTGAGTTCTGTGGATGGTTCGTGTTCTCACATTGGTCAAGAACTTTGCGGATGTGGATGTGGCGAGATATTGCCCTTCTGCATAAGTCACCAAATCAAAAGGGTTTAATGATGCGTTCCAAACCGTTCCAGTTGCTGAAGTCAAGTCAAGGTATTCGGTGATTGTTCCCGTTGCTGATGGTGAATACTCATACCCAAATTCCACCTCGTAATCTGTGAATGAGTTTACGCATCCGCTTGGTGATGAATCTGTGAACTCCCAATTGTTTGTCACATAAGATTCCAAGATTCGCCCAATGTTGAACACCCCTTTGTTCGTACTTCCAAAATAGATGGGTGCTTTGAGTTTAGCCACGGTAGTTGATGCGACCTTGACATCTGCAATGAACTTGAAATTGTCCTTTGTGTAGATACCACCTGAAGATTCCGTGATTACGAAGTTCGTGTCATTAAACGCTGGGTGATAACTGTTGGGTTGTTGGGTGATTGATAGAGCCACGCTTAAAAATAGCGTTTAGGTTTATGCGTTCCAATTGATGATAATTAATAAAATTTGTTTTGTTACTTTGAATAATAGTTAGGTGGCGGAATTGGTAGACGCTACATAGATAGTCAACTACAACTGTAATAAACCCGCTGGCCACGGTTAATAAGAACAGCTCTGTCGTAGAGGTTGACATACAGGTTCGAATCCTGTCCTGACTACAACATCTCGTGCAGACAAGCCACAACATAGGCATTGAATCCCTTTGTCGCTGCTTGTTCAATTCGCTTTTGTCTCTCTTTGGTTTTCTGCTTATAGAATGCGATGGTGTTCAGGAACTCAATCAACGGCATTGTGAGAATCGCATCCCACTTTGTACGGTCTCCTTTGACAATTCTGTCAACCAACTCCAACCAACCTAACGGGCTGACGTTATCTCCTTGTTCAACTTCTCCATCTCCTTGATCAAATAAGATTGGATAGTTTTCAATAACTCCGGATAAACTGCCGAAAAAAAAAGCGAATAAGAATACGGCAATGGCACAGTCATTGACAGAAACAAATCGCACTTGTCTTGGTAGTGTGCTTGAGCATCTTTGATGGTCTTTGATTTGCCGAAGAAATCCACCTCGTATGCAAGTAAAGCCATTATCTTGTGAAGGCTTTCAATCGTATCTCCGTTGAACACTTGTTGAAGTTCAATGAAGTGGTGACCACAAATCTCGTTTGGTGTTTTTGCCAATCGGAAGTATCTCCCTTTATGCTTGAACATAAATTGCACAGGTCTATTGGGAAGCTCATTCAAGAACTCCAACTTTTTGAATTCTCTTGTAAGGTCATCAATCGGCATTGATTCCACCTTGTCCATTGACCAATGGTTAACGATGGCAAGGATGTTCATTGTCCGTTCAATGTTGGACATATCACGACAAGAGTGAATCTCTTGCAGTTGGTGGATGGTTATGTTGTTCCAGTTCATATATATTGCAATCTTGATTTAATTCCTTTTGACATTCTATGTAATTGTGTGGAGTAATTGATTCCTAAATCAATACAAGCGTTTTTTAATGAATCGTACACATTACCGGTTATTTCGTCTTTGGTTGTTTTTATTGAGCGATTTCTCAATGCAATTTTTGATTTATCGGAACGAACAATAGCACCAATGTTAATAGCGTGTTTAATATTTTCCGATGGTGTTACCCATTCTAAATTTTCAATTCTATTGTCTAATTTATTCCCATTAATATGATTTACTTCTTCCTTATTTAATGGATTTGGAATATATTCTTGAGCAACTAATCTATGTATGAATCTATTTCTTCTTGTCCCATTTTTACAAAGCGTGACATAATGATATCCAGCTGTTGCCTTTTGTGGAATCATCTGTTTTATTTTATTGTATTTGTAACTGAATACATTGCCAAAAGAATCAATTTTGTAATCAGGATAACCGGATATTTCTTTTAATAAACCCATATACAAATATAGCACATTACGATGCATGATGCAATTAAGCAAAATAAAATGTACCTGGACGGTTATGTTTTTTACAATCTACTGCTAATGCTAATGCCATAACACAATCGTCAAATAGTCCTTGTGGTGCAGTATACCTCACACCCGTTCTTGTGTATTCAAATTCAAAGTTTTCCATCTCCGAGCCTATGGGTTCTTCAGGGAAATACACTTCCCTATTTTGTACGCTGATGACCAAGCCTTCAATGAGTTGTTGTTTGCTCTGTGATGTGAACTTGAATCCTTTGATTCGGGGATGGCTTCGTTGCAATTGCTCAACAATAGGATCCCCAACACCGGTACTATCACAGAATGCTGGAATCACACCAATCAATGTCGTAATTCTTGCCAATGTTTGCGACCAATCCGCTTGGAATCGGTCAACATATGATACGCAATTATTCGCATCTAAACCAATGATCACCGTATAATCCGAATACTTCGCCAAATCCACACCCCAAGCCACAACACTTCTGTTCGTTACTGGCTTGTAACAACTACGGATTGCATCAATTCCGAATGGGTTTGTCTTATCATCCGCTGGTTCTGCAAGATACAACTCATTAAAGACATGAAGTGGTAGATCTCGTTTGGCTTGTTCAACCTCCTCAAGTTTGAGAATCCCTTCCTTGACCGCATCATATGCAGTAATCTTAAAATACTTATACTCATTCTCTCCGCTTCTCGCTCTTTCGCCCAACTTATAGAACCAATTCTTTTTCCCTTTGACATTACCAATCAGTTTACACTTGCCTTGTGTGGCAGTTAGAGTTGAACGCATAGCATACCACGATTCCTCTCTCATCCTTGATGCCTCATCAATCACCGCAGCGTACACATCATCACCATACAAGTTGTCCGGCTTTTCACCTGATTTGAATTCTATCCTTGCACCCGTTGGAAGAGTGAGCAAAAGTTTGGTTTCATTACTGATGAAGAAGTTCTTGTCCGTGACTTGTGACTTCATCCTTCGGAATGCAATCTCCGCTTGTTGGTATACCGGTGCAACCCACCAAACCGATTGGTTGTCCTTGCATTTTAACGCTTGTTCAAATAACCATATGATATGACTTGCCGTCTTACCCGTCTTTGTACTCGCAGCAGTAATGGTAAAACGAGCATCACAATCAAGGATGTCTTTTTGGTAACTCGTGACATATGGTCTTTGATAGGTTATTTGCATAAACTTTGGTAAACACTCAATCGTGTTAGGTTGTGCAGTTCAAGGTTGTGATATGTCTCACAATAGATGCGATTTGATTCGCCCATTGATCGTCTCACAGAATCACCAGCATCAATCAGTTTTTCAATGGATGCCTTCCAGTTATTTTGGGTTGCGAAGATCACACCATCATTCCCGGTATGGTATAAGTATGGGTAGACCGCTGAACAGATAATGGGGATAGAATAGGCAGCGGCTTCCACAATCTTCAACTCCGATTTGCAGTTGTTGAAGTGGTTGTCCTGAAGGGGGGCAAGTACGAAATCAAAGTGCTTATAGACCTCACCATATTCAAAAACCGAAGTACCTTGAACGATGTTGGCTTTGGGAATTAGTTTGACAATGTTGTTCCAATGATCACTCGGTGTATAACCGCAAATGTAGAAATCCACATCCATTGAATTGATGTCATCAGCAATGAGCTTCAAGTCCTCTTCGTGTGTGATTCCACCAACCCATCCTATTTTCACTCTCTCGTTCTTTTCCTTTGGTTGCTTCCATTGGTTGTGAGATGTATCCAAACAGTTTGGCACAATGTAGACATTCTCGTTGATTGCCCTCACTTCATTGGCGAGTTTTTGAGTTGTGCAGAATACCGCATCCGCATAGTTGATGGCATCCTTGATGGAGTTCTTGATTCCTTTGCGATATGCCCAGTATGCAGGGTTATATTTTGGCAGTACCCAATAGTCATCCACATCTATCACATAAGGCTTCCCGGCATCCGTGATGCGTTTTAAGACATCGTACTGGTTCTTGCCAAGCCATCTTGAGAAGACAATCACATCGTAGGGTGCAAGGTCAACCGTCATCCATTCGGCTTGTGATTGGCAGACATCAACCACCGCTTCTCCGTTTATCTGCATTCTTAAATGTGGTGCGTAGATGCGATGGTAAACAACACCATTGATTCCGTCTGTTAGTATTAAGAGTTTCATAGGGTATTAAGTAAAAAGTTAAAGCCTTGATTTGTTACATAGTCAAAGCCATTGTTTACGGGAATAACATTTGGTGAGTGAACGCATACCTCAAGCAATCGTTTTACCTTCATTTGCTCTGCGATTGCGTAGGTGCTTGACTGATTCCCAATGAAAGCCTTGCAACTGCCGACAATGGTTGCCAACATCAAAGCATCCTGACATTTCAATAGTTCACAATCCAACTGCCATCTCTCCGTGAATGCGATGTATTCGGATTCATATCCAAAGAAAACGCACTTGTGTTCCTTCAATGGAAAATAGTTGATGTCGTGATTCCGATAACGAGCAGAGAAGTTTAAGAGAATCTTATCCGCAAAGTATGGGATAGGTTCATTCGCTTCAATGCAAGGTTCGTGAAGGTCGGTGATCAATTCGGGATAGACAAGGAAGTGATTCCGTCTCAAATCACCAGCAGCGAGATTCAATCCGTGACGCCTGAACTTATCAAAGTCATAACCCATATCAATGTGCGAGTGCATCTCAACCTTTCGGATGTACGATTGATGCTCAAGTAATGGTTTGATATATTCGTATGAGTTTAAGTTCATACAGTATCCTCCGCTTGGATGACCGGAAACAGTATTCTGCTCACGGAATCCGATGTGGAAATCTACCGCACCGTGTAACTCTGCAACTCGCTTGGTTGCGGTGAGTGAATAGATTAAATCACCAAGATGACCAGATTGGATTACTCTCATAGTTCTTGCAGTATTTCTTTGACCTCCAAATAGAACATCAACTCATTGCGATTCTCCCAAGTTTTTTGAGACAACGCCTCAATGATTTGGTCAACTGCAACCAATGAGCAATCCTTAACCGTCAACGAGTTGTTGAACGATTCTTTGATTTCTTGTGCCTTGTCTTGTGATGTCATTCGTTCGGGGTTACTGGGATTGGCATCCAATATGCCACATCAATAATTGCATTGCTGTACTCCTCAACCCAAAGGTCATCGAAGTACCTTGCCAAAGTTATTCTCCCATCCGTTGTTGCTACCAACTGAATGTCTTCATCTTGCGGTGGTAGTTTGTCATCACCTCTCCAACTTGCTCTCATCTAAATTCAAAGTTATCGTGAAATTTTTGCTTTCTATCGTTTGGTCAATCGTTTCTTTTGGTTTGCCTTGTGATCGTGTGAGCAACATCTCCAAGTTGAACAGAGAGTTCTTGTCGTGACCTTTCAGCAATGCACCGGCAATCGTGCGTTCCATTATCGTGTACTCATCCCCTCTGTCAATCTTCTCCAGTTCTTTTCGTGACAAGGTGAGCATAGATAACATCGTGTCTTCAACTTGGGATTTGGTGTATCCAATCTCCTTCATTTGTGTGATGAGCTTCTGCGGTCTTCCCTGCAGATTTATCCTTTCATCTCCACCTTTTTTGAATGGTTTCAAGTTCTGTTCATTTGCCATTGCTCTCGTTGTTATTTCGCTGTTATTTTGCCATTGACAATCTTTGTTCGTGAATAGATTTCAACCACTCCTTGTGTTGTTTTTTATCACCAAACTTGATGTGATCTTCCCGACATAACGCCATCAGGTTTTCAATGTTGTCCGCTTCCTTGCTTCCCCCTAAACCTCTCGCCTCAATGTGATGGATGTCAATTGCTTTCTTCCCACACACCTCGCAAGGGATGAAATCACTAATGTCATAACCGAAATGATTGAGATAATGCATTGTGTGTTTCTTCATTGCTCATTCTTTCTTCTTCTCTTTGGTTTCTGCTCATCATCGGCAAGTTGTGCTTTGGTGATGGCTTCTTGTTGTTGGTTTGCCCATATCAAAAGTGAGTGCAATGCTTCGGTCACACAAGTACTGCAATTAGGCAAGTTCCTTCCGAAGATTTCACGGTGGACATTGTTTAGGATTGCCCCTTGTTCTGGTGATGGTGCGAATACTTGTGTTTTCTTCCAGTTGTCGTACAACGGTTGGAGTGATAGTATAAATTCAATGTTGCTCATAGTTTTGTTTCAAGGAGTGCGACAATCACGGTGGCGATGGATGCGTAAAGTATCCCCACCCAACCGTATGTGTATAGGAAAAAGGACAAGCCCAACCACCACGACAAACAAAAAGCACAGTCAAGGGGTTTCATTCGCTTCCATTTGGAATAGTCACTACCGTACAGATAGCGTTTTAATAGATCGGCTGGTTTGCCAAAGTTTACGATGATGATTGCCAAACAAGCAATTCCAATTATTTCGTTGTACATCTTTCTTTCATTAGTTTAATTACTCGCAGCACTTCACGAACGGAGATATCGGTCTTCCTATGGATTGCCCTTGCAGACATTCCTGAACACCACAGTTTGAATAACTCCCTTTCATAAAAATATGCTGATTCTGTTACTTGGTTTATTTTGTTGATTCGTTCAAGTTCAATTCCTTCCGTTTGCTCTCTGTCATCCAGTAAGTCAATCTCCTCAGCGAAGTCAAGCTCGTAAACATCCTGTTGATCATATATTCTTGATTCGCCAAAGGGATGCCGGTTGCCGTTGATACAAAGGTATAAAAGACGGATTGACCAAAATTGGATATATCCGTCTCTATAGATTTTCTCGATTTGTTCATCAGGTTTCTCAAGGATGGTTAAAAAGTAAAATTGATACAACTCCCTCGCCAACTCATTGTTTTTGGCAATGTTCTTGGTTGCTTTCTTCAGCCAATCGGCTTTGGAGAGTTCCAATATGATGGCATCCTTATTCAATTTTTCTTTTCAATAATGCAAATATAACCATCTTTTTCGTACTTTTTTTGGCATCTCAAAACTTGTTCTTCCTCATACAAGATGTGTATCGATGATGAGAGTCCTTTGGTGCAAGTAATCACATAATAACTGAACGGATGTTTCATATGTCTGTCTTGTGGTTTTGTCGTGTGTAACTAAATTATCAAAGACATTGATGGCATTCATCACGCTGGAATGGTCTCTCCCCAATATATAGCCAATTGATGAGAATGTCATCTTCAAGTGCTTACGGCAAAGGAAGGAAAACATATGACGAGCATACACCACGGATTGTTTTCTCAATGATGAAATAACGAGATCAGGTGTGACATCGTAGGCTTGACAACAAACTCTCATTGCATCTGTCCAGTCAGCATCAATGCTATTCAAATCGCACTTGGGTTGAATGATTTCTTGTTTAAGCCTTTTAATTTCTTTGTCGTGCTTGACGGTTATGTCTGCAATCTGTAGACGCAATCTGCGAATTTCTTGCTTCAGGTTGTGGGTTTCTTGATAGGGGTTCATTAAAATGTGATTTTACATTTGTTACACTTGTGCTTGTTTACGGTTTTCAGCAACCACACCTTCCCAAGTTGATTACACTTTGGGCATTTTGGATGTTCCTCAAGTACGATTGAATCATAGACGGATTGCCAGTACTCGTGACCTTGTGGCGTTTTGTCCCATTTGAACGCATCCAAGAGCATATCTTGGAGTGTGTTATAGCATTGTACCTTTTTGTCCTTTTCAACAAGTGAGATGAATTCTTTGTACATTGGCAAGTCCTTTGCTTTCGTTCGCAGTTGGTTGAATCTGCGGTAGTCAATTATTTTCATTTAGTTCTTGTATTATTTCAAAAAGTTGTTTTGCGATTTGTGGAACTATGGCATTGCCGTATCCCTTGATGGATTCTGCTCTCCACTTTGGAAAGGTAATTCCGTCCAATTTGGTGGGAATCCCATCATCTCCGCCACAAACCGGGGATTGAGTTGGGAAGTTTGACCAGTATGAAATTTGAGATAATTTGGTAGTTGCCCGATATGATTCATCACCGTGCCATTTTCCCCTCTTAGATGTTCTATTGAGTTTGCCCCTTTGTAGTCCCTTGTTGCCGGAGTCGGCAGCATCCCTTTGGATGCAAGTGTCGCAAGGTTTGGGGTGTGTCTCAAATGGCTGTTTGGACTGTTGTCTGCATAAGCATCCCCTACCATCCCTGTTGGTGTCGGTAACATTCCCCTCATTGCTTGTTGCCCCAATCCGAGAATGAATGGACTGTTCCCCTTCTCCATTTGTTTGTGATTCCTCGCATCCACTTTCTCTATCGGTGCTTCGTCCATCATTGCCGTTGGCGTAGGCAATAAACCAACATCTATCTCTTCGGTGCGGTGCGTTTTTGGCTGCAGCTGGAATAATAAACGGCTGAACTTCGTACCCTTCATTTTCCAAGTCAAGGCACACCTGCTCGAATACCAATCCGCCATCAATATTCGTGATACCAAAGACATTTTCTGCGATGACTAATTTGGGTTTAATCTCTTGAATTGCTCGTAGCATTTCG